TGAGGACAGTTTTAAAGATCCAGATGGGTATGAAGACTGTGACCTCCGAATGAGACGTTTCTTTTGGTCGTTCACTTGGGATTCACCGGAAGAGTTAGTCAAAATGTTGTATCAAACCAATAGGCCCAAGGACAAATATGCTATCCCTCCGGAATGGATGGGAAGAGCACTGAGTCAGGCCAGTGGTGGACGGCTTCCCGTCGCAACAGCTTCGCAATTTGTAGCCGAGCTTCAAGGTTTAATTCCTGGTGAATATCAGGCCGAATTGTGGCATAGCTTTTTGGAGTTTTCAGACAAGTGGATAACAATGTCTGAGATTATCGGGAAAAGCAAAGCCAAGAGTACAGAGAGTTCCTCAAAGATCAAACACCTTGTATCGCGTCTAAAATTCAAGATGTCAAAGGTTAGTGAAATTCTCTCTGACATTGCAAACAAGATTTCAGAAGGGTGGTCAGCTCTATGCAGCCACCCAGTAGGATTCTATGTTGCACTTGTTGCGTGCAATGGTGTTGCAGCATCCATTTCTATTTCGATCGTATTGGTGGTAGTGAAGAAGGTCGTGATGTGGCTACACTATGGTGACTCTGATCTCTATGAATGGAGCGCCTTCAAGAAAAGACAGGAGAAAAATGGTCAATGCATATGCGGTGGAAATGCCGCTGGCATCCCCAAAGATCTCCGTGATCTCAAGACCTCAGAGGAAGCTTATAAGAATTTCTTTGGGGATAAGGCTGCCTCATATGAGCCTCAAATGTTTGACCCAACGTTGCCAGATGTTGCAAACAAGATCTGGTACAACAATTACTACTCGATTAGTTATAAGGACGATCCAGGAGTGATTGGTTATGGGTTTTTCACCCAAGGCAATATCTTCAACGTATGTTTGCATTACATCAACACGTGGAGAACGCGTGGTTATGACGACGTTGTCTTAGAGCTTACCGGAAATAAGGGTGGTGTGATCAATGTGCCAGTAAAAATCCTGCTTGCTTTCCAAGAGCGGGGTGAGGACTGGGCGTTTGGGCCCATCCCGATGGCACGTCCTCATAGCGACATTACGCCGCTTATGGGAGATGTGAGTCTGCTGGACAATCGTAGCAGAGGTACTATTATGATGCTCAGATCCACGGAACGTGGTGAGCTGGAAAAGCACTTTGCTGAATACCGAGTGGTTCAGAGGTTTGAATATTCTGATCCTGTGGGTAAAAATTACAGATTGCCAGTTGCGATGACTTACGCAGTTGACACCAAGGTGGGCCACTGTGGTTTGCCCATTTTCTTGGTGGACCCGTCGACCCGTTCGAAAAAGTTTATTGGTTTTCATGTTGCAGGTTCGAAGTCACATGGGATGTGCTACCTTTTCCCAAAACCTGAGAATTATGCGCCTGTCGCGGTGGCGCAAATGGCCACGAGCGAAATTTTGAGTATGGTTCACTGTGGCAAGATAAGCCGACCTATTGGCACTTCGGGTGTTTCCAACATCCTAAAAAGTCCGCTCTATGGTGCGTACGGCCCGGCATTGAAAGCCCCCGCTCGTTTAAAGGGATTTTGCCCTCCTGGGAGTGACGTGAAAGTCTACCCTATGGACATAGCATTAGCGCGATATAACAAGCCAGTAGTGAAACTTGAACAACGACTTGTTGTTGCCTGTACGAGAGCTGCAATAGTTGCGAATACAGATGCAACGCCTTTCAAGATCAAACCGGTCGCTATTTCCCTTGAACAAGCTGTTCTTGGGGTTCCTGGTCTTGAATTCATGGATGGGGTGAACAGAAATACATCACCTGGTTATCCGTGGAACATGGCTCCGCGCCCTGGTTACAAAGGGAAAGAAAGGTTTTTTGGCAAGGGTATGGAGATTGATTTTTCTGGTCCAGATTGGCCCCAGCTTCAGGAACAGATTATTGCAGATCATGAGATGTTGAAGAATGGAGTTCGTCCGCGCTACTACTTCAGTGATTCTCTGAAAGATGAATTGCTAAAGATAGAAAAGGTTGAAAGTGGGAACACGCGATTGTTTTGTCCGTGTCCAGTTGTTTACCAAATCCTTTTCAATATGTATTTCAAAGACTTTGCAGTGAAGTTTATGGAATCACGCATTGTCACAGAGCACGCTGTTGGTATTAATGTGTACTCTGTGGAATGGGATATGTTGGCTAGGAAGCTGAAGAGTTTCGGTGAAGAGAGAATCTTTGCTGGTGATTTTAAGCAGTTTGACGCTTCTCAGAAGGCCCAGATCCTTGAGGCTATTGGTGAAGCTATTATAGAATGTTTTGGTGACAGAGAGCATGATGGTATCAGGCGACTTTTGTGGAAAGAAGTCTTCAATTCTTTCCACATCGTGGGAAAC